CCGGCCCGCTCACTTCCTACCCGCTACCGGCACACCCGCGTCATGCTTGCGTCGAGAACCGCAATCCAGACCGACCGCTCATCATTGTCCAGCGGCGGCATGGTCTCCCGGGCCGTGGCATAGGCGTTGCAGCCAGCGTCGACCACAAGAGCCGCGGCACAGGCAGTCAGCGCGAGGAACAGCGCCACAGCGCGAAGGTTAGCGCCACTTGGCATCGCTGGCCTCCTTGATCTCTTGTGGCGTTTTGCCCGCCTGCAGCGCGTCCCTGGCGTCGAGGCGACCTTGACGGGCCGCCTCATTGCCCTTGACCGTGGCGTCTAGCGCGGCGTCAGCCTGCTTCTGCCTCGCCTTGGCGCCTCCGTTTAGGCGGCCCAGGACATAGAGCCCGACCGCCCCTATGGCACCGGCCAGCCACGGCCAGAAGTCCGGGAGAAAGCCCCAGACGATATCCCAAAGCCATCCCATTACCGCCTCGCCTTTCTGCGGGCCTTTCGCCACGCCTGAAACTGCTTCCATTTCGTAGCCAGCCAGCCAGTATCGGCCGTGGCGTACATCGCAGCGCCGATCACGGCCATAACTGCATCCTCATGCGTCGTGAGCTCGGCGATGCTTTCTGGCACACCGATCGTCATGAGCCACACGCCGAGCCAGCGCAAGAACTGGCGGACGAGTTCGAGGAACAGCGGACTTGCCGCAATGGCCTGCAGGGCCCTGAGTATCGTCAGCATGTGCGCTCCCTATTGCCAGAAGAACAGCCAGTCGACCACTGGCGCTAGATTGTCATTGTACCAAGCGGCTGCAGTGATGTAGCCGCCGACCACGATACCGACGATCCACGGCACCACCCCGCGAGGCTTCTGAAACTGAACGACGGGCTCCTTCTTGGCCTTGGGTGCCGGTGCCGGCCGCTTCGGAGCCGTGGCTGGCACAACCGGCTTGGCGGTGGCCTTTGCCTTGTCGACCGGCTGCCATCCGGCCAGTTCCAGCGCGCTGTAGAACTTGCGGTGATATCCAGCGATCAGCCGCGCCTTGTCTTGGACGTTGACCAGTCGGCGGGCTTCCTCGGCCTCGGCGTCGCTGAGAACGTCATCGGCGCCCTCGTAGTGGTCGATCCCGTGGCCTTTCCCGTTCCAACGGCCGTCGATTATGCCCTTGATCAAGACCCGGGCGGAAATCACCGGATCCAGCATGGCGTCCGGATTGGCCACCAGATCGACCCCGGCGTCGGCTGACGACTTCTCGTAGTTGTCGAGCCAGGTCATGCCCATGTGACCGCGGGCATAGTAGACGTGCCCATAAGGGCCGGCCGGTTTCGCGTACTTTGCCACAGCGCTTTTCGGGCCGCGCTTCGCTGCCAGTGCATTGACCGCTTTCCTCGCACCCGCATCGGTCTTGGCAAAGCCCTCCCGAATCGGGACCATGCGACCGCCGACCTCATGAAATGCCGTCGCGAGCGCGTAGGCCAGCGTGTCCTGGTCTCCGTCGCCGACCTCATCCATGGCCTGCAGGATGCCCTCGATGCCCTTCACCTGCGATTGGGCGAGCCTGCCGTTGAACAGACTCTTCCGGATAGAGTCGAAGAATGCTTTCTTGTCCATGCTCTTCTCCAATTAGGCCGCTACCTGCGGCGGTTGAGCGCGTCGCGGATCAGCGCCAGCAGGATCCTGCCTTCGGCCGTCTCGCGGCGGATTTCTCCAAGTTCCTTTGCCACCGTCACGACCAGCGGCCCCATTGCCTTGAACATCTCGTTGTTGTCCGAGAAGTGATCATTCTGCCCGCGCATGGCCGCGACCATCTCATGCATGGCCTTGGTCAGGTCTACCATCGCGACAGCGGCGGCATCGGGCGTCCCTGGCTTCGGTGGCTCCCTGCGGACCTTGATCAAGGTGATGATGCCGCCCCCGCCAAGGATGCCGCCGAAGGCCGTCATGATCGCCGGCAGGTTCTCAGGCGTGATGAGTTCTTGTAGCGGCACGATGCACCCTCATGGCTGTTATGGAGTCGCGCCATGCAAAGACGCAGCAGGCCCCGGCGCCCGCAGAAAGGGCGATGTAGGTAAAGACCCCGGTGCTAAAGGGTGAGTAGGCCGCGATGCCGGTCGCCCAAGACAGATAGAGGCTGGACGACCCGAACGCTGCCCAGAACCGCAGGATCGGCGACCACCACCGCGCCCCATTGACCGCAAGCCAAACGAAGTGCGCAAAGCCGATCGCAAGGAACATGGCGCCCCACCAGCCCTCTGACGCAATGTGCAGGACGTGGATCAGCGCCGGGCTGCCCATCGCGACCGAGGGGAACAGCAGCCAGACACCGAACCCCGCTGTCAGGACGGCAAAGAACACCTCGAGTTTGCGTCTCTCAAAACTGTGCATCAGACGGTCATCCTTCGAACTTTGCCCTGATCGCATCAGTGCGCGAGATGTATTGCATCTTCCTTACAATCCAGCCGTTATTCTCCGCCCAGGCGACAGCCTTACCTTCCTCGAAAGATTCAGTATTCGCAGAAGGTGTTGAAAATTCCTTCATGAATCCGGTCAGGAATAGACAACATAGTTTCCGAGAACCAAGCTGATCGGAGCCGAGACGCCGCCCACGCCGTTGAAAGCTGCCGGTGAAACAAACTTGTCTGTTGCCGGAAGATCGGTTGTGATCGTCCCAGATGCGACAGCGCCGGTTTGAAGTTCCGTAACTTCCCAGTCGATAGTTCTGGTGGTGCCTGCTGGTGCGGTGAGGCGAAGCCTGTACCAGACAGAATTGTCTGACGTTGGCTTGGGGAAGCTTGCACCTAGTGCAACCTTGGTTGCTGATCCGCTTCCATCGTTATGCATGATGTGCAATTGAGAGTCTGCGGAATCATATCCAATACCGACAAAGTTCGTCATGCCTGACGGATTTTGATCTGGAAGCGATGCCTTTTGCTCGATCATCCCCATAAAGAAACGATGCGATGAGTTGGTGCAGCCAACGGAAGGCGCACCAAGCATATGGGCTTTGAAGCCTCCGATTCCGGCACCGGGACCATTCACTGTGAAGAGTTCTGTGTACTGGCTTCTTACGCTTGCACAGTTGGTTGTCGAACTGCCTGTGAACCGAACTTGAACCCTTTGCGCTCGCCCCAACGGTGTTCCAACAGAAGCTTCTGGCGTATAGCGACTTCCGCTCATGGTGAGAGAGCCGACACCAATCAACGTATAGGTATCGTAGTTGCTTATATGATGTGGGTAGAAAGCCATGTAGTTGCCTTCAATAGCCCCACCGGGAGCACCGGGAGCAGTAGAGGTAATTGTTAGTGTGTTAGAGGCGTCATTGTAGCTTAGAGAGATATCAGTACCGGCTACAAGTAGGGCAGAGACCCTATCGTCCACAGCTTCAGAAAAATCAGTTACCTGAGAAGCGGTATGGGTATGGGTTGCAGCGGCCCAAGTCCCGTCGGCGCGCAGGAAGTTGGTCGTGCCACCACCCGAAGCGGGAACAAGCCCCTTCGCGCCGCTGGTGAATGTGTCCAGAAGCGCGGTGGCCTGAGTGCCGGTCAGGTCTTCCGGGTCGCCGGTCCCCGCCGTCGCGCGCCCCTTGATCGTGGCCGTGGCGACGTTCGCAAGCTTGGCGTTGGTCACAGCGTCGGCGGCGATGGTCGCCGCAAAGCTGCCAGACCCGGAACCGGTCACTTCGCCTGTAAGGGTGATGGTCTGGTCGCCCGTGTTCGTGCCCGAGAGGCCCAGATCGGTCTTCAGCGTGGCAAGCGTCTGCACCTCCGGAACGCCGGTCCCCGCCGTCTTGCGGTAGACGACCGAAGCCGTCGCCATATCCGCCTGCTTGGCCAGCGTGACAGCGCCATCTGCAATGCGGGCGATGGGCAGGGTTCCGGTCCCAAGGTCGCTGGCGCTGCCACTGGTGGCAACAGCGGCAAGCCCGGACACGTCGCCCGCCGCGATGGCCAGAAGCGTCTTGACCTGTGCCGCCGTCAGGGCAATCGGTGCCGCCGCGCCGCCTGTGTTGTTGCCAAGGATCGACGCCGAGGCGATGCTCGCCAGCTTCGCAAGCGTGACTGCACCGTCTGCGATCCTGGAAATCGGCAGGGTGCCCGTTCCAAGGTCCGAGGCCGAACCGCTCGTCGCCACGGCGGCAAGCCCGGTGATCGTCGCGGCGGCCTGCGTCCCGGTGTGATTGGTGCGATCCAGAAGGAACGCATCCGCCGCGTTTGCCGTCGCCCCGTCAGCGACGTTCAGGATGCTGCGCACCTGCGCCGCCGTCAGCGCCTCCGGCAACCCCGTACCTGCCGTCACCCGGCCAAGGATCGTGCTGGTGGCAAGGTCCGCCATCTTGGACAGGCTCACCGCGCCCGCGTCAATCGTCCAGTTCGCCCCCGATCCGCTGACCGTGACATCGCCCTTGTCGCCGTCCGAGACGCCACCACCACCGCCGCCACCGCCAGGTGCAGCCCAACTTCCATCGGCTCGCAGGAAGTTCGTGGTGCCCCCGCCCGAGGCAGGCGCCAGCCCCTTCGCCGCCGACCCGAACACATCCAGAAGCGCAGTCGCCTGCGCGCCCGTCAGATCTTCCGGATCACCGGTCCCCGCCGTCCCGCGCCCCTTGATCGTGCCCGAGGCCACATCGGCCAGCTTCGCATTCGACACCGCGTTCCCGGCAATGGTCGCCGCAAAGCTCCCGGCGCCTGACCCCGTGACATCTCCGGTCAGCGCAATCGTCTGGTCGCCCGTGTTGGTCCCGGTGATTGCGTCAAGCTTGGTCTTGTCTGCCGCCGACAGGAACCCCGCAACCGAACCTGTAGCCGCCGCATGCAGCGCCCCGCCCGCCCGGCTGCCATGAGCCGTGTCGTCAAAGCACACGGCAGGCAGGATCCCTGACCCGAGGTCGCTGGCCGAACCGCTCGTCGCCACCGCCGCCAACCCCGTGATCGTCGCGGCCGCCTGCGTCCCGGTGTGATTGGCCCGGGCCAGCAGGACGCTGTCCGCCGCGTTCGCTGTCGCCCCGTTCGCTACGTTCAGGATCCCGCGAACCTGCGCCGCCGTGAGCGCTTCGGGCGCTCCCGTCCCTGCCGTCGTGCGACCCAGAATCGTGCCGGTCGCCAGGTCTGCCATCTTCGCCAGCGACACCACGCCCGCGTCGAGGGTCCAGGTCGCCCCCGACCCGCTGACCGTGATGTCGCCCTTGTCACCGTCACTGATTCCGCCCCCACCACCGCCCGTGTTGATCGTGGCGTAGGGCCGCAGGATGATCCGCCGCACCGCATTGTTGACGTTGATGTTCGTCAGTTCGACAACTGCCTTAATCTTGCTCATCACAGCCACCGTACGATCAGTTTCGGAGCCGCATCATCGAGGTTGTCGCTGGTGCGGGTGGTGCGAATGCGAAACCAGGTCTCCTCGGGCATCGCGTCGGGCGTGTCGTCCCAATCTGCACTGAGAAGGGCGATCCCCTGAGCCTGATCGGTCCATTCAACGGTCCCGTTCGATGTGCCCCACGCCTCGGCTTGGAAAATCTCGATCGTGTGGCCGGTCATGTCGATCGGCTGGTCATCGTCGTCCACGAAGGCCAATTCGTATCGGATATCGCTCCCGATATTCGGGTAGATGGTCACGTCGTTCTTCTGAGTCACGGTTGGCTCCTGATGTTGCCGGTTGCCGGATTATGGGGCGATTATTCCGTCGGTAAAGCGGCCGCAAACGAGGGTGCCGCGGCGCATGACCACAGCGTAGTAATAGGTCGTTGCCGGGGTGGTCGTGGTGTCGTCATAGGTCACTGTATCGGCCGCCAGCGTGGCCAGGGGCGACGGCAGGGACGAATAGTCGAACGGCGACGTCGAGCGATAGATCACCACGTCGTCCTCCTGCATGTCGCCGGAGTTCGCGTCGGTCCATGAGAAACTGAACCCGCCGGTGATCAGGTCGACCAGAAGATTTTCGGGCGGGAACAGCACGGCCAGTTCGATCGTCGCGCCCTGCCAGCTTTCGTATCCGTCGCGCTCGGAGGTCACTGTGAACCGGATCCTTGAGGTGCCGTCAGGCAGAACCGTCGCGTCATCCCAATCGTAGGAGGTCGCCGTGCCCATGGCCGCGGTGTCCAGCGTCGAAATGGGCAGCCGGTTGGCATCAATGGCCTCGGCGACGAGCGTGTACGTGGTCCCGGCCTCCGGCCCGATATCGCTGGCCGTCGCGTCCTCGGGGATGGGCGTGGTCTGAATAGTTCGATCACGGTGCGCCCAGGTAACGACCGCGTCGGTCACGAACTGATCCCATGCGTATGAGCCGTTGATCTGCATGGCCCCGGGCGGGTACGGCCGGATCGCGCGGCTTGCGAAGGTCACGGTGTCCTCCGGGGCGAGGAACAGGCTCAGGCTGGACGAGGTGAGACGCGTGACCAGTTTGACGGCTGCGGTCTCCGACGCGAGGAAGGTTGGCGCCTCCATGGGTTCGGCAAGCTGCAGGAAGATCAGCCAGGAGCCAGCGATATGAGGCGCCGGCACGGTGTCGAGGCAGCCTCGGCCGATGGTGATATCCACGTTGCTGCCGTTCTGGGTGAACGCATCGATCCGCACGATCTCGCCATCGATTATCGCTAGGCTGTTGGCATTGATGGCGTCCAGCGCCGGGCCAGGCGTCACCGTCACCACGTCGTCATCTGCCTCGCCGGTCAGGGCACCGAGGATGGCAACCGCCGCGACAAACTCTGAAGGACCGGAGTCGACATAGCCGCTCCCGTCGTCAATCCCGATCTTCATGTCACGGTGCGCCAACGTCGGCTTCGTTCCGGTAGCGATCAGCACGCCGAGATCGGGCTCGGCCGCAAGATGATCGTCCGCGAACTCCTGCGTCAGATCCAGCGCCAGCATGTAGTAGGGTGCCTCCATGACCACGCGAACCGGAGAGGGCTGCGCAAAGGCATCCTCCGGGACCACCGGGACCGGCTCAGGACCAGTGGAGCCGACGGCCGGCAAGGCGAACTTGTCCTCGACCACGGTGACGACCACGGAGTTGTCGACGCCGTCGCCCTCGTTCGCCTCGGTAATGCGGACGATGACATTGTCGATCTGCAGCTTGGGCTCGTTGATGATGAACGGCTCGCCAATGTCCAGTTCGGGAGGGAAGTAGGCCAGCGTCAGGTTCCCGCTCAGAAGCGGCTTGTTCTGAACCGACAGATCGCGCAGGCAAAGCCTGGTGGCCAGTTCCTCGACCGTGCAGGACGGGTATTCGATCTGTTCGCCCGGGATCACCCGGCCGGATCGGCGCACGCCGGCAATGTTCGTGCGGGTCACGCTGGCCGGGTCGCCGTTCGCGCGCTTGGTGTAGACCACGGTCAACTGGTTTGGCACCTCGGCCACCTGCGACCGCTCGAGGTTGCCCCAATCAAGCACGATCGAGGAGTCGAGCACAGGCAGATCGCCAGGGTCATAGTCGTTCCGAACCGCCTTGATGCGAATCAGGCCGTTCTGCCGGCTGCGATAGCTGATGCAGTCAGCGTGGCGCTCCACGTCGATCCTGTCGGCCTCGACGGCATCGCCACCTGAAAACCGCGGCGACAGGCCGAGGCCTTCCGCATAGAACAGGTCGGCATTGGCCCTGAAGTTGTCATCGTCAATCTCAGCCTCGGCGACGACACCGCCGCGCATCGGGTCGGTCCACAGGTTTCGGATGATGTGGGCCGGGTTCATGTCGGCAAACGTGATCACCAGCCCGTCGCGGATGAACTCATCGGCAGAAGGGTCGTCAAGGTCAATGACCGGCACTCCGTCGACGTCCGTGTTGTCGATGATCTCGTAGTCGCTCACCACGCCGGAGTTCGTGACGAAGCAGTAGGTCCGCAGGTTCGGGATCGTCGCCAGCAGGTCGAGCGTCGGATCGATATGCAGCGGGGCGGATTCGAACGAGCCGACCACCACCATGACGTTGTCCGCGGCATCCTGCGAGGACTCTGAGGTGATCGAGTTCAGGAACGAAGTGCCGAGCGAACTGGCCAGGTAATCCGTCGGGAAGATCGTGCCGGCGCTTCCGGCTGCCGCCGCGAAGAACTCAGGCGCGAAAGCGAACGCGGCGTTCCAGTTCCCGAACGAGCCGCTGTCGACCGGCTGTTCAACATCGGCGATGAATTGAAGCAGGTCAGAATAGTCGCTGAACGCCGACCCCTCATACGAACTCGATGTCTCCACGCCGAATACCTGCAGGTAAATCCGGGTCGGGCCGAATGGGACAGAACTGACGACCTGGCGCATGAACTCGCGGCCAGCCTCGAACTCATCGGTCGGAATGTCCTCCGATACGTTCCAGGCGAGATAGAGCGA